AATTTACGCAGTTGAGCATTTGGGAGAAATAAGGTATATGCCTTGGTGGTTCTCAAGTTACTATTTCACAAATATCGGAGATTGTAGAAAGAGAATAGATAGAAAAGAAGTAGGTATTTATCCATCATATCTGTTTGGATCATTAGTTAGATAGAGAATGATCAATCAGGTACACGCAGTAACAAGTAAACAATTCGCACGGTTATCCGTAGAAAATTCCAATATTAACAACTGAACAGTTATATTCGTTTTTGGTGGTGAACAGCATACCTTTGGCTTAAATTACGCAAAAATTAGCCATAAATCACTGATGACATAGATTTTATATAGATTTAATATCTGTGTTCCAGTCTGAAAAGGCTGTTGATGTTATATATGATGCGAAAATATTTTTAATGAATTTATAGGAGGAATGCTACTTAATGGCAAAAAAGGAAAAGAAAGCGTTAGAAAAGAAGAACTGGTCAAATTCATTCATGCTTATTGGTGAAGCAAAAATCAATGAGTACACCTATAAGACAGATGAGAAGTCTGAGAAGTCAGATTGGATTTATAACAGTCTTAATTTGGGTGTGTATTGCGGAGAAACTTGCGGAACCGTATATGCAGAACTAATGGGTGGATATGGAGCAGAAAGAGACAATGTAGTATATGTTCATGGTAAGGGTGAAGATGGCAAAGATGATTTTGACAACAAATTTACTATTGATTGGGATGACAGATTTGATGAAACCATTCTTGAATCCGTTGGAGATCTTTGCTTCCTGACAGTTGGCTTGGAACGTGATAAGGGTGGAAAAGTATTTTATAAGAAATTCCTTTCGCCTTATGACATGATTGCTTATATCAAGGACAACTTGGAAGAAGGTATGGTTGTAAATGTCAAAGGCAATCTGAAATACTCTACATACAATGATGTGACACAGGTAAAAAAAGAAATCAATAGTGTCGTACTCTCTAAGGTCGATGATAGTAGTAAATATTGTGCTAGATTTACTCAAACAATGTTACTTACAAAAGACAGCGTAGGTAAGGCAGATAAGGATACGGGTGTTCTTCCAATTTATGCGAAAGTACTTGATTATGTCAAGGAATATAAGGGTAAGGAAGTAAAAACTAATATCCCATATGATAAGGCATTTGAATATGAGTTGAATCTTTCTGATCCTGCAACTTCTCAGAAAGTCGTAGAAAAGGTATTCAAGGTACAGAAGGGTGTAACAGAGGTTACATTTGAGGGTGATTTAATCGAAGGTGGAGCGGTTGTAACTGCAACAGAAGATGATATTCCAGATGATATCAAAACGCTTATTGAAATCGGCGTTTATACTCTCGAAGAAGCATTGGCAAAATGTACAGTAAGTTCTGGCAGAGAAAAGAGAATGGTAATCAGAAAACCTTCAATCAAGATGGTTGAGGACAAAGACGGCAATAAGACACCTGTTATTCAGAAGTTTGAGAAGAAGTATGATGAAGAGGATCTGATTCTTGACTTTATGACTGGTGACAATGACGATAGCGGAGATACATCTGAAGAAGCAATAGAGACAGAAGACGAAGAAGTACCTGCTAATGATGACAGTAGTTGGTTGGATAATCTGTAAAATATAAAGATTATTTATATTGAGGTTGCTTGGATGCAACCTCGCAAATTCAAAATATAAGGAGAATAATAACTTGGGAAAATACGGAAAAAAGAATGAAGTAAAGATTGATCCATTATCATATAATATTTGTTTGCTTGGGGAACCTAAGATTGGTAAGACCACTATTATTAAAGAAGTTTGTGAGAAATTAGCTGGTGAAGATGGTTATATCTTCTTGGAGATGAATGGTGAAGCTGGTGCAGATGCAATTTCCGGCATTGTATATGAGGATTGTGACGATTGGGATAAGGTAGAAGATATTATTGACGATATCGAGAGTAACAAAACTACAGAATATAGCAATTTGAAAGCTATTGTTATTGATACATACGATGGATGGATTAAATTGGCTGAATCAGAAGCTATTAGAAAGTGGAATGTCGATCATCCTGATAAGAGAGCAGATAGTATTGATGCAGCATGGAATGGTTTTCAGAAGGGGCAGGGTAAGGCTTTTGAATACATGTTTGATATTATTACAAGGATGCGTAGAATTGGCGTTGCTGTAATTATTATTGGTCATGTTAAGAACAGAGAACTTACCGATATTGCAACAGGAACAACATATCAGACATTAACTTCTGATGTTGAAAAAGTATATTTCAACCTGTTAAAGAAGAAGATGCACTTTTTAGGTCTTGCTTATTATGACAGAACAATTATTACTGAAAAGACTGGTAAGAAGAATGTTGTTACCAAGAAAGATATTACTGTAAATAAGATTTCTGAACAGACAAGAAAGATTAAATTCAGAGATGACAATATGGCATTGGATAGTGGTTCAAGATTTGCGGATATTGTTGATGAAATCCCTATGACAGCAGATGATTTTGTTATTGCCATCACAGATGCAATCAAAGCAGAACAGTCTAAGTCTGGCAAGTCTTTTGATGAAACAAAGGCAGAACAGGAAGCAAAAGAAGCGGAAAAGTTGAAAGAGATTGCCAAGGCAGAACAGAACAAGAAGGAAGCAAAGAAGCTTGAAGATGTGGTATCAAAGATTACTGATTTTATCAAAGAGAACAAGTCTAATATGGATAAGATCAAGCCTATTATTGCAAAGTCAAAGGAACTTGGATATGATAATCCGACTCTGATTACGGATATTGACGATGCCAATAAGGTATTAGCACTGATTTCATAATGTTCTAGGGAGGAATTGAATTGAGAAGTAAGAAAATGACGAGTGTTGAAAAAGAGCAATGGGATAAATTATACCAGTATGTGAAAAATGAAATACTCTTGTATGACAGTTCTCAGTCAATTCCTTCTGGTCTTGTATTAAGGCTGAAAGGGTTGACAAAAGGAAAGTATATGGAAAACAGAAACACTGAGGATAAAGCAGATTATTCTTATGAGGTTGTTTTATATACTTTCCAAATTTGTAAACCATCCATTATGAGTGCTATTTCAAATAAGGTATTTGAGTCTGAAAGTAATAAATTTAATTATATTTGCAAAATAGTAGAAAATAATATCAATGATGTCTACTTGAGAGTACAGAAAGCGAAGAAATCAGAAGAAAATATAGATAAGTTAGACACAAATATTTTATCTCATAATGGTGGTGAATATCAAAAAAAGACAGAAGAATTAAGAAATAAAAGACTAAATGAATTGTGGTAAGGTGGTGAAAAACATATCAACAGTAAAATCTTCCACAAAGGGAAAGAAATTAAGTGCTTTTGAACAGGAATTAATTGATACAATCAAAAAAATAAATGAATACAAAGAAGCAGCGGAGGCAAATATAGTATCAATTTTATATAAGGTTCCAGATGCTATTTATGACACAAACTTAGAACTTGAGGAATTTAATAATAATATTTGGAGAGTCTATTGGACGATTGCAAATGATATTATCAAACTAGAAAAGAAGAGTTCTCTGGATGATATTACAGTCGGTTTATATCTCGAAAAACATTCCAAACTAAGAGCAAAATATGATGAATATGGTGGATATGACACTATTGTAAACGCTGGTACATATGTCAAAGAAGAAAACTTATATGGATATATCCAGGAATTACGAAAGTGGAATAGTGTAATTAAGTTGGCAAAACGTGGTTGTCCTGTAAAAGATAGACTCAGCGAATATTGTGATATGACTGCTGAGGAAATATATAATGAGTGGGAAGCATTTATCAATGATATTTTTGTGAATGTAGATTGTGATGTTAAAAGTTATGATATTGCAGATGGAATTGATGAATTGATAGATGAATTGGATGAAGGGGTGGCACTTGGACTTCCATATAACAATATGGATATGCTAACAAGAGAAACAGGAGGGCAGTATTTAGGATGTATTACACTTGTTGGCGGTCTTAGTAATGTGGGTAAGTCTACCTTTGCAAGAAATGCAGTGATACCAACAGCCATTAAGGAAAAAGAAAGAATTGTTGCTATGATCAACGAAGACAACCTAAAGAAATGGCAAAGAGAATTACTGGTATTTGTTGCTAACAATATTATAAAAGAAGATTTACAGAAACATATTGTTAGGGATGGACATTATACAGAAGATGTCAAAGAATTATTACATAAAGCTGCCGATTGGATTAAAGAACAGACTAAAAATCATATTCTAACAGTTATACCATTTAAGCGATATAAGACATCCAATGCTATTAAGGTACTAAAAAAGTATTCAAGTATGGGTGTAAAGTATTTTATTCTTGATACTTTTAAGATGGATGCTGGAGCAGTAAGTGATAAATCTTGGTTGGAACTTCAACAGAATATGGTTGAAATTAATGATGTGGTTAAACCAGAGTCAAAGAATCTTCATATTCTGATTACATTCCAATTAGCAAAAGGAAGTGTTAAGCAAAGATATTACACACAGGACAATGTTGGTATGGCAAAGAATATTATTGATCCTGTGTTTACATGCATTATGATACGGGATTTATATGATGATGAATATACTGGTGAGCGAAGAGAACTAAAAGTGTATCGTTTGGAAGGTAAAAATGGAAAAACAAAAATTCCTGTTAAATTAGATAAGGAAAAACATTATCAAATTTTATTTTTGATAAAGAATAAAGAAGGTTCTACAGGACAGTATCAAATTGTGGTAGAGCATGATATGTCAAGAAATGTTATGAAAGAAATTGGCATTACCAATGTACCAGTAGATTTTTAAGGTGGTGATTATGAATATATGACCGTTATCGAGTTAAAGGAGTGGATATACAGTAACGGTAAGATTGAGTTTATTTTAAATGAAATTGGGTGCGGTCATATAGTCTACCACCCATCTAAAGAATATTATAGCTGCTCAAATTGTAATGGAGATAACAAAGGAGCAGTTAATGTAAAAAACAATAAATATTTGAGTTGTGTGAATTACACCAGAGAAAAAGAATTTGATGATAATTCTGATTTGCTTACATTAGTTCAGTACAACAAAAGAATTAATGATAGCAAATTTTCATTCTTTGATACGGTGAAATATTTACATAAGATATTGGGATTGCCGCTTACATTTAAGAAACAGGAAGAAAAGAAAGAAGCAGTTGATCCGTTATATATATTCAAAAAAGTAAAGACAAAACGCAAAAGACAGAATGTATTAGATTTTCATGTGCTAAATGAGAATGAATTACAAGACTTTGTACCACATATACATATAGACTTTTTTCGAGAAGGAATTATGTCATGGACGGTAAAAAAGTTTGGTCTTGCTTATAGTTACAGATACAAAAGAAATATTATTCCTTTACGATATTGGCTCACTGGTGAACTGCTTGGTTTTAATATGAGGACTTCTGTGGAAAATTATGAATTATTCGATATTAAAAAATACTTTATTACACCTGGCTATCCTAAACAGATGAATTTATTTGGACTATGGGAGAATAAAGAGATAATTCGGGATAAAGGATATGTCGTTGTGTACGAAGCGGAGAAGTCTGTATTAAAAAGAGATAGTTTGAATGATGGAACTGGTGTAGCTCTAAGTGGGCATGAAATATCAGATGAACAAGTGAAGATACTTATAGGATTAAACTGTGAGATTATCATTGCACTAGACAAGGATATTGATATTGAACACATTAGGCATTGTTGTGAAAAATTTCATGGAATAAGAAAAGTTTCGTATTTGTATGACAGATGGGATTTACTTGGAGATAAGGATTCGCCAGCAGACTCCATAAATAAGATATTTGAATTTATGATGCAGTATCGAACAGTTTATGACTATGTAGAACATAAAAAATATTTACAAAGCTTGAATAAAAAGAAGTGAGGTATGAATGGGAAGAAAAACAGGAGAAGAATTAGAGCAAGTAAAAAGAAAGTATGGAGTGGATCGCTTATGGAGCTGGTCACGTTTTAACTCTTATCATAACAGTCCGTATGAGTATTTCTTAAAATATATTAAAGGTATTGATGAAGATAGACAGGATTGCATTTACACAGTTACAGGCGGTATGTCACATGAGATAATGGAGAACTTATACTTAGGGAACATTAAATATGAAGATATGGATAGTGAATTTGAAGATGCGTGGATGACAGCCGGTATTGCAGAACTTAAATTTGATAGAAATGATAGCGAGAAAAACAAGAAGATTGCTGATAAATATTATAAGAACCTAAAACATTTCTTTAATAATCACCATACAATCCCTTACAAAGTTGAAATTGAAAGATTTATTAGTGTCCTGATTGGTAAAAACGTATTTCAGGGATACATAGATATATGCTTTAAAGATAGTGATGGTTGTTTCAATATCTTGGATTGGAAAACATCTTCTATATATAAGGGAGAAAAAGCATTAAATGAATGTGGACAGTTAGTTGTTTATGCAATTGGTCTACATCAAATGGGTGTTCCATATGAAAAGATAAAGATTTGTTGGGACTTTTTGAAATATGTGAAAGTAGATTGTGAACAGGCAAACGGAAAGTGGACTACAAGAGAAATTGATAGATGTGAAATAGGTAATAAACTGCAAACAAGCGTAAAAATGTGGTTAAAGAAATTAGGATATGAAAATGAACTTATAGAGTATCTTGATATGTTGGTACAGACAAATGATATAAAGTGTCTGCCAAAGGATGTACAAGCAAAATATAAATTTCATGATTGTATTGTATATGTGGATCTGACACAGGAACTTATTGATAGATGGGTTACAGATATTACGAATACGATTGATGAGATTATAGAAAAAGAAGAGAAATATGAAACTGAGAAACTAATTGATAAAGAGAATGCCGAGATGGTATTCTTTGATACTCCAGAACAAGTTGAAAAACAAAGCTATTATTTCTCAACATTATGTGCATATTCTCCCAATTTACATAAACCATATAAAAAATATCTGGATGTACTGGCAGCACAGCAAAATGGAGATGACTTTTTTAGTGGTGTTGGTAGTGGTATATCTGAAAATAACGATGTTAAAGATGAAGATTTATCTTGGTTGGATAATCTGTAAAAGGTGGTGGTTGATTGAATTATACAGTATATCATCTACATAGTGATCTGAGTAATGGTGTTACTAATATAGATAGTGTTACAAAATACAACGAATATATTTCCTATGCACAATCATTAGGGATGACAGCAATGGGATTTTCAGAGCATGGATCTATATTGGAATGGGTACATAAAAAAACAAAAATTGAATCATGTGGCATGAAATATATTCATGCAGAAGAATTTTATGTAACGGAACAATTATATTTTGAACCTGATACAACAGAATTGTGTGAATTATTACTCGGCACAGATGAAAATGAAGCACAAGTGGAAATCAGTAAATATATTGAGGAGAATAAAACTCAAAAAAGAGATAATTACCACTGTGTTTTGATTGCCAAAAACTATGATGGCGTAGTTGAATTGAATGAATTATCTTCAAGAGCATTTGTAAGAGATGGTCATTTTTATTACAATCCTAGAATTTCATTTGATGAGTTGATTTCTACATCAGACAATATAATTATATGTACCGCATGTATTGGCGGCATATTAGCCAGCGGCACGAAGGAAATACAAGAGAAATTTTTAAAGTTTCTGATTGATAACAAGCATAGATGTTATTTAGAAATACAACATCATTGTGATGATATGCAAATTAAGTATAACCAATATCTTGCCTTTATTTCAAAGAAACATGGAATACCATTGATTGCTGGAACAGATACACATGCTTTGGACGAAAGACATTTGCTTGGAAGAACAATTATGCAGAAGTCAAAAGAGGTTAAATTTGATAATGAATCAAATTGGGATCTTACTTTTAAAAGTTATGATGAACTTGTAAAAGCATATGAAAATCAAAGAGCATTGTCTAAAGAGGTTTATCTGGAGGCAATAGAAAATACTAATGTTATGGCTGATTCCATAGAAGAATTTAGTCTGGATTATTCAAAGAAATATCCCAAACTATACAATGATTCTATGGGTGTTTTCAAACAGAAAATATTAGATGGCATTAAGGAAAGAGGAGTAAATAAGTATAGCAATTTCCAAGAATATAAAGACAAGATTGTATATGAGATAGAAACATATAAACATAATGACGCAATTGATTTCATGCTGCTTGAAGAAGACTATAAGAGAGAACTTAGAAAACAAGGTGTACATTATGGATATTCGAGGGGGTCTGTATCTGGAAGTATCATAGCATATCTTCTTGGAATTACAGATGTTGACAGTATTAAATATAATCTGAATTTTGAGAGATTTATGAATAAGGAGAGGATCAGTCTTGCAGACGTTGATTCAGATTGGTTTAGTGAAGATAGATGGAAAGTCAGAAAATATTTATTTGAAAAAAAAGGATTATATTGTTGTAATATTATCACTTTTAACACAATTAAAATGCGTGGTGCGATTAAGGATGTTGGAAGGGCATTAGGAATGACACCACAAGAAACACAGGAATTATCTAATCTTGTTCAGGAAGACGAAAATAAAAAAGAATTTGTTGATGAAAAGATTAGAAATAAGCATAAGGAATTATTTGAGTATGTAGATATTGTGGTTGGTACTATTACATCACTTGGCAGACACGCAGCCGGACTTGTTGTATCTCCTCATGAAGTAGACAAAGCATTTGGTACACTGTATATCTCTTCAGATGACAAACCGATTTCGCAGATAAATATGAAAGAGATAGATTCTTTGAATTATGTAAAATTGGACATTCTTGGGCTTGATTGTGTCGGACTTATAGACAATACATGTAAAGCTGTTGGCATTCCATTTATTACACCAGATAATATTGATTTTAGTGATAAAAATGTATGGGATGATATTGCACAAGATACTACTTTGATTTTTCAGTTTGAATCAGATTTTGCGGGTTCATACCTAAGAGATATTTTAAGCGAGTCAACCATCAAAAATATCAAGAAACAGAATCCAAACTTTTCATACATAGACTTAATGAGTATGGCTAATGGTGCAATCAGACCAGCAGGAGCTTCTTACAGAACAGAATTGTCACAAGGAATTTATAGGGATAATGGACATGCTGCGTTGAATGATTTTCTGGCTCCTACACTTGGCTATTTAGTTTATCAGGAACAGATCATAGAGTTTTTGTATAAGTTCTGTGGTTTTACAATGGGCGAAGCTGATATTGTGCGTAGGCACTTTAGTAAGAAAACAGGTACAGAAAATGATATTCCAGTCATTAAAGATGGCGGATACATGCTTGATGATAAAGGAAAACCAGTAAATAACCATTACATAAAAGGCTTTATACAAACAATGAAAGATGAATATGGTGTAGAGAATGAAAAAGCAGAAGAATTGATTGTAAATTTTCTTCAAGTAATTATTGATGCGTCAGCATACTTATTTTCTAAAAACCATGCCGATCCATATTCATTTTTGGGATTTGCTTGTGGTTATTTAAGGCATTATTATACAATTGAAACTTTAACGTCTGCTCTCAATATTTATACATCTGATAAAGAAAAATCTTTGAACATTAAAGAATATATCTTGTCAAAAGGCTATACGATAGAACCTATAAGATTCAGAAAATCGAAAGCAGAATATGAGTATGACAAAGATAGTGGAACTATCTATCAGGGGATTGGGGCAATTAAGTACTGTAACGATACTATTGCTGAAGAACTGTATGCACTAAGAGATAATAAATACGATTCATTTGTAGAACTTATCAAGGATATAAAAGAACATACATCTGTAAATTCCAGGCAGTTAGAAATTCTTACTGGTTTAAATTTCTTTTCTGAGTTTGGCAAAAATAAGTATCTATTAGGAGTTATACAGGTTTATGACAAATTTGCAACTTGTAAGCAGATAAAAAAGAGCAAATTAGAAGAATTGGGTATTTCTGAATATATAGCGAAGAAGTATTTGGGAAAAGAAACGAATTCTTTATTTAAAGAGATAGATAATATTGGTTTAGTTAAGGAATTGTGCAACCATATAGAGAATAAGGAAATGGACATCATTGAGATGATCAAATTTGAAAAGGAACATCTTGAAATGGTGGTATATACCAATCCTAAAGTTAGTGACAATTATTATATCATTGTAGACTACAAAACATTTAAAGATGCTACTAAACCATATTTTACAGCACGAAAAGTAAGGACTGGCGAAGAAATACATTCAAGGATTAAACAGGGCAGAATATTTAAAGAAAGTCCATTTGGATTATATTCAGTGCTAAAGATAAAGGAATTTGATAAAGAGTTTAAAAAGAAGCCTATCAACGGAGTCTGGACTGTAACGGATGAATTAGAAGATGTGCTGACAAATTATGAAGTGATTAAGTAGGTGAGGTTACATATTGAAAAATAACGATGAAAAAGAAGTATTGTTTAAAGGCAGAATTGTAAGACCTATATACGAAAGTGAAGATTATAGGGTATATGCGGTAGATGTCAACAAAGATATCTACCCAGATATCAAACTCACAAAGTACGGCAATGCAACAATATCTGGTGAAATACATGAATTAGGCAAAGGGATTGAATATGAAATAAAAGCGGTTGAGCAGCTAACAAAAAATGGTTGGGGATATAAAGTTATCAATATCCGAAGAAATAAGCCACAATCTGCTGATGATATGTATGTTTTCCTTCAAGAAATCCTAACACTTAATCAGGCACAGACATTATATGATGTATATCCAGATATTGTTGATCGTGTAATGAATAATAATCTTGATGATATTGACTTGAATAAATTGCATGGAATTAAGGAATATACGTTTAATATCATCAAGGATAAGATTGTTGAAAATTTCTGCTTGGCAGAATTAGTAGTAGAGTTTCAAGGATTATTGAGTCTTCCAATGTTGAAAAAGCTGTATGAAAAGTATTCATCAATTACTATGATTAAAAAGAAACTCAAAGAAGATCCGTATAAATGCTTATGTGGATTAGCCAAAGTTGGATTCGCAACGGCAGATAGTATTTTGTTGGAACTGGAAAAGGCTTCAAAAGAAAATGTTAAAAATGGGAAACCAGAAATTATTGAGTTTGAGTCAGAATTAAAAACCAGCAATCATAGATGTTTGTCCTGTATGTTGTACCTATTGGAAAAAAATGAAGAAGACGGACATACACTAATGTCAATCAATGAATTAAGGAATCAATGTATGAAGATGGTTCCGGCGTGTTCTAATCATTTTGTAGAGTGTATGAAGCATGAAAGCATTTATTATGACAAGGAATCTATGGTTGTTTCGATCAGAAGGACATATGAAATAGAGAAATATATAGCAGAGAAAATAGTTGGTGGTCTTGTAAATACAAAAAACAGATGGGATTTTAATTATAAGAAGTACCATACGGTTAATGGCTGTGAACTATCAGATGAGCAGGTAAAAATTGTAGAGAATATCTGTAAATATAATGTTTGCATCCTAAATGGAGCTGGAGGAACAGGAAAATCCTTTTGTACTCAGGCAGTCATCAATATGTTGAAGGACAACAATAAATCATTTAGGTTGTTTTCTCCAACAGGAAAGGCAGCAAAGGTATTATCTGATTATACCAAAGAACATGCCATGACAATACATAGAGGTTTGGGATATATGCCTCCTGATACATGGAGCTTCAATGAAAAACACAAATTGGATTGTGATGCTTTGATTATTGATGAGTTTTCTATGACAGATATATTCTTATTAAAAAGAGTGCTAGATGCTGTTGATTTTGATAGAACAAAGTTACTGTTGATAGGAGATAATGCGCAGCTTCCATCGGTATCATGTGGAAATTTACTTCATGATTTTATGCAGACCAATATTATTCCAACGGTTACATTAACAAAAGTTTTCCGTTATGGGGAAGGTGGACTGATGAAAGTTGCAACGGATGTCCGTTTTTGTAAGGAATATCTTACAGGAATCAATAATCAATTCACATGGTTTGGTACAAATAAAGACTATGCGTTTGTTAATGTTGGTAGTGACATTATGGTTAAAAATGCAGTTGCTTTATACAAGAAATTGCTATCACAAGGATATAAAGTTGAGGATATACAGTTGCTTACATCATATAAGAAGGGAGATGTTGGAACAGTAGTAATAAACAACGCAATACAGAAGGTCGCCAATCCAAATTATGGCAGCACAGAATGTATGAAAGTTGGAGATACAGTTTATTTTAAAGGTGATCAGATTATACAGAATGTTAATAACTATCACGCACAGTTATTTGTAGATGATGAATATGGGTTTGACGAGGATTTAAGAGAAACGTTTATTGCAAATGGAGAAACGGGTATTGTAAAGGACGTATTTACAAGTTATCTAATCATTGATTTTGATGGTGTAAAGGTAAAGTATTACAGAAATGATATGCAGATGGTTGGTCTTGGATATTGTATTACGATCCATAAATCACAGGGAAGTTCAATAAAGGTGGTTATTCTGCTTACACCTCAGTCCCATGCGTATATGTTGAATTCCAATCTTATATATGTGGGACTGACCAGGATGAAAGAGAAGTGCTTTCATTTAGGGAATATAGATACTGTAAACCAGTCTGTAAAAAAGAAAGCGAATTTTGTAAGAAACACATTTATGCAGAGATTGATAAAGGAAACTTGTGAGAATTTGAAGAAAACAGCATAAAAATTGTCTATATATAGTGGATTTTGATTTTGCGAACCACTATATATAGACTAAATATGCCGATGAAATAGGACTTTCAAGTCCTCATGAAGAGAAGTTGATTATGAAACTAATTAAAGAACAAGAAATATTTTATGTAGCATGTTCAACAAACGATTTTGGTTTTAAGTTCGATGACACATATGAATTTCTATCTATGGAAGAAGTTGAAAAATTTCTTGGTATGAAAAATGATTATAAAAATCATGTTTATTATCATGGAGTAGATAGATATGGTGTCGAAAGAAGTCTTGGATGTAATGAATTTCCCGAAGCAATATATTCACGTACAGAATATGAAATAGATTGGAGTGATGAAAAATAGTTTATGATTTAGAACGTAACGACAACTATTACATATATACAGAAAATGATTTTTATTCATGTAGAATTATAAAATGGTTTATACCAAAAGAATTACATAATAATGAAATAGTTAAATCTCAAATGAGTATGAAATTATTTGACGATTTATTTATGCATATCAATTCAATTAAAGCCTATAATGTTCAACTTGAAAATTTATATCTTGATATCGAAAAACAATCCATTGAAAAGAGAAAACAAATATATAAAGAAAAATGCTATAAGATTATAGATTCTATAAATAAAGGATTGTCGCCGTATCATTGGGAAATTGAAGAAGGGTATGAAGAAGACATAAGTGGTAGAAAGACTCCTTGCTATTTAATTGGATTGTTTACTGGAAAAAATAGGATGCTCGAAAAAGTAAAGGAGATGTGAAGATAAATTTATGACAAATGAAAATATGTTAGAAGTAGTAGGGTTGCTTGTTGGGTATACTGAACCTTATGGAGATTCTAGTATTGATGAAGTTAGGTATAAGAATCAAGAGAAAATTATTTGTTTACTCGAAAATGGTATTGAAGATTTAATACACAATGCAGAATACAAAAATAGATCAGAATATAGCATATCAAAAATTGGGAATAGAGCATACGAAGCATTAAAATCGTTGAAGTGTTCTATCGAAGAAATTTTATAGAAAAGAGAAAGGATAAAATGGAATTTTTGTTAGTGTATGTAAGCATAATTATTGCTATGTTTATAGTAACAATTAAAAATTTTGAAAATGTTGCTGTCACACCAAAAAAAATATATGAGAGTAATGACTTAAATATGTTTGGGTGTGTAGTAATATTTGTAATTATGTTTTTGGTTAATCCGCTGTTCTTTATAGCTCATTTCATATACTGGGTATTTCATGTTGGTAACGATTAGAGAAGGCAATGAAAGATAGGTTTTAAGAGGGATGAGTAAAAGCTTAAGTAAAAATCATGGAGGTATTATTTATGGTCGAT